CACTTATTACATCGCCCAGCGATACTTAAGCCTTGCAATTTCTTCTCTTTGCAAGCATCGCATTTTGGCTCGCGCTCAGGCCTGCATGCAGGCTTACCCATTAATAACCTTTTACGCATAGCACGTTCTTTTTGAGCAACGCTTTTGCATGCTTTGCATCGACTTTCATTTAAGCAAGATTGCTCTTTTTCTTTTTTACAAGAACTGCAATAAATACTGCGACCCATTAAATTAAAACTCCCAGATGATAGTAATACATTGAGCGTGTATGCTATCATCTGGGGTATAAAATCACAATGGCAATATTAATCTCATTGAGTTCTCAGAAACAAGAGCTGACCCATGGATTTCATCTCTCACATAAGCCCGATTGTTTTGCCCGAACTGACTTCCGAAATAATGACGGATGCTAGCGCCAGAATCAGCATCCTGCATATTAACAGTGGTGAAAGGTGACTCGTCAGGTAATTGTGGCATGGCTAAGTAGTATTGGTTACCAGAATGCAACAAACCAGCTTTGTGCGAAGGTAGTGGCGTTACAGTCATGCCAGCAGAAATCGCATTGTTCAAGTTTTGGTTAGCATTTTGTGCCCATACCAAGCCCACACCATTAATGGTTTGAAGCGATACAGTTACAGTACCGGCAACAGTTGCCGCATCAGCAATTGCTCTGAATTGGACAGGTTGTTGGGTTACAGCGTGACCAATAAAGCTTAAGAAACGCATGTTAGGCTTGCCACTTACACCATCATTGAATTGGAACAAGTCACCCGCTTTAATCGCGTTTGCATCGGTTCCAGCTGTTGGTTCAGTGAATGTAATGGTCGTAACGTTTGCACCTGTTGGGTCGTTAGTGCTAACAACAGTCATCACATTGTTAGGCGCTGCTGTATCACCGATAGTACCTGATACATGGCTTGGTAATAGGTTAGATGTAAACCAATCACAGCCAGCAAACGGGCCAAGTTCCCAAGACATTGCAAGGTCGTTGTTACGGTTAGTGGCGAACTGATTCAAGCCAGAACCAACGATTGCAGGAATGGAAGGAGTCGGTAGCACACCATGTAATTTGTCTTTTGCCGAACCATAGTCGTTAAAGTTTGCGACTGCTTGAGCTAATTGAGTGAACGAGTTAATTGGCGTAACACCGTCACCATAGAAACGGTAAGGGCCGTTTTGATATAGAGTGGTTCCAAATAGCGCGTTTTGTGGGTCGTTAACGGTTACACTAGATGTAATGTTTTTCAATACGTCTTGCTCAACCTTAGTGCCTAATTCAAGCATCGCAGCTTTACCGAATCTGTCCATATAATCCATAACGTTAAATATGAATTGTTGGTCGGTATAACCTGCTGACACGTTAAATGCCTGGGTACAGCTTAAAGATTGAACTCTTTGTTGCGAAGGTTGTTGCGTAATTTGCAAACCTGCGTAGGTGATATAACGAGGAGTTGTATCAAAAGTAACTGTATCGCCAAGGTTGGCAACCAATTTATTGAAGTCTTTAAACTTCTTGTTGGATTGGTTAATCGCATAAAATGAGTTTAACAACCAGGCCAGCTCAGCTTTTTGGTAAGTCTGTACGGCCTGTAAAACGTTAGTAGGTGTAGCCATCGCTATTACTCCGAAAAAAGTTAATTTTTCAGGAGTGGCTAACGGTTTGAGCTAAAGTTTAGGTTCTAAACATTTTCCTAAAATCAGAAACACTCATCGAGCCGTTATCCATTCCTGCTTTGCTCGAAGTTTTGATTTGACTTAAAGGCTCTGACGCTGATTGATTCTCGGCTATTGCGGCTTGATTTTGCTTGATTGAGTTGCTTAACTCATGCATTTGACGTGCGGCTAACCTAGGCTGTGTTTGCATCAGGACGAGTAAATTACCCATTTTTTGAGGGTTATCTACAAGCTCGGCCATAATGTCGCCTGTGTTTTCCATGTCATTTGCCATCTGCACTAAGGGTGCTAGTGACGAATAATCAAGTTCATTCAATTTCGCTTCTAAACCTGGGTGACGCTCTTCAGCAGCTTGCATCTTTTTGACAAAGCTATCAACCGTCTGTGCGGTTTGCAATTGCTGTACGTGGTCTTGAATCGCCTGTGGTGCTTGTTCCGCAATCATTCTGCGGATGTCATCGGGAGACATTTGCGCCATGCCACCTATGGAGCTTGGGGCTTGGTTTTGCATTGGGGCTGCTTGCTGTTGTTGTTCTTGTTGTTGTGCTTCTTGCTGTGCTTGCAGTTCCATTAATGCCTCTCTTTTGCCTTTTTCGTAGGCTTTTTGTTGTTCACGTTTAACGACATCAGACATTTGTATTTTATTAAATACGGGTCTTTGATCATCATCGTTATCAACGGGAATGCCTACTGGCGGTTCAAGGGGTTCACCCTGAATATCAGCTTGTAAATCTTGGGTCATATCAATCCTTCATTCTGACTTTTTAGGCGGTGTCACCGTAATAACAATGCATGTCGCTGCAAAGAATCGCCCAGGTTATCGTTTGGGGACGTAATGTATTTATTATGGCACAAGGTTAAATTGTGTCAATAATTGTCACTATTGTATCGTGTTTATTTGATTATAACAAATAGCGTCACTTTTTCTTCTTTTTAGTTACTTTCGCCTCACTCAAGGCTATAGCAATACTTTGGTTCAATGGTCGCCCACTGCTCTTAAGCTCGCTAATATTATCAGAAATTACTTTCTTGCTTTTACCCTTCTTTAAAGGCATTTTGCCCCCCCTTTAATTATTTTTCGCTTCTATCAAATAACTTGGTCATTAACTCTGTTCGTTCCGGGGTTTTCATCCCTTCGGTAGCCTTGTACATGCTCTTAGAGATTTGCTCTCTGCTAAAGCCATCACGCTCAAGCTTAGCAATCCCGTGCTTTGTCTCAAGATGGTTGATATTGATTTGATATTTTGGCTTAGTCATTTTCTTTTTCCTTCTTCGATTGAGTCATCTCATGGTCTAAACGAATATGCTCTCGCGCGTTCTCGTGCTCTTTCATTTCGCGAGCATGCGCCCTGTCTTGCACTTCGGCAATCTTAACTGCTGCGTCTATTGCGTGGTTTTCAGCACTGGTTTGTGCCTGCTCCAAGCGGACAGCGCTTTCAATTTGTTGCGAGGTGACTTTGCTTTCAGCATCCAGCATTTTTGCATCAGCGACAATTTTTTCAATACTCATTTTAGCAATTTGTATCTGATTATCAAACTCCGCTTGCTGCTCTTTGAATTGTTGCTCTTGCTCTTGTAGCTTTATTTTCATCATATCAGCTTGGGCTTTCATCATACGTGGGTCTTTCTGCATGGCTTCTTGCTGCATCTGCTGCGCTTGTTGCTGTTGCTGCTCTTGCATTTGTATGAATTGCGGCACAGCCTCTTGCAGCTCATCAGCAGAGTAAATGGTCAGGTTCTTAATCAGAATAGGCAATCCCATTGGGCTATTCATGAACGCATTAAATTCTTGGCTGACATTCATTAAAGAGGTGATTGTAGTCAAAGCCCGCTCTTTTTGTACCTGGAAGTTCACGCCTGCTTCAATCTGGCAATGGATTGCTGATTCTTCATAGTCTAGATAGGGAGCGCCTTCCTGGTTTACTGGTTTATATCCTTGCTCACCGGACATCGTGACTATTGGCAATTGTCTCTTGCCTGTAATGTATTTTGGTAGCAAATCGACAATCACATTGCCAAGCTGAGTCCATGCTGCAAGATAGCCTGAAACATAAGGCATAGCAGCAGCGTTGCCCACTGAGGCTGATTCAATAATCGCTTTACCGCTTAGGTCGTTATCATTTTGGCCTAGGTTGCTTGCGTAGCTTCCTAAGATAGTTTGTGTTGTTGGGTCTGCGACCTGGAATGAGGCCATAACTTCGGGCGGTGCGGGTACGCTTTGGACTTCTCGAATTGGGTTAGGTATTGGCTTGTCAGGATTGTTTTCTGCGTAGGCGTTAACGACAACGGTATTCGCGCGTTGCACATCGTTTAATGCATCGAGATAATCTTCTTCTTGGGGTATGGCTTCCTTCATCACGATGAACTTGTGTTGCACCATGTTTTCTAGGTAGTTGCCTAAGCACTGCATGGAGAAGTTCTTTAGGTTTTGAATGCCTTTAGTGTGATACACATAGGGTCTTGTCATCTGGAACGAGCAATTATTGCCACCCTCACGCAATAGGATTGAATTACCGTCTACGAAAATGTGTGGCAAATAGGTGTAGTCTGTTTCTTCATAGCTTAAGACTTCAAGCTCGTTTAGTTTGTAGCGACAGATTGTTTCCAATTCAGTCCAGCGTGGTTTGCCAACGACAACCGGCATTTGCTCGATAAATTGTTGTTCATCCCAATAGGCCTTAAGTTTTTTAAGGTTCTTTACGGTAATGACGCGACCATTGGCTAATTGAACAATTTGGGTTCGTTTCTTTTTCTTCTCGTAGTAATCGGCTATTAAAACAATCTTTGTATTCTGCTCGCTGCGATACGACCAACTGAACTCCTCAAGATTCTTGGTATAGCTTAGGCTTACATTTGCATCGGG